AGAAGCTGTCGCTTCAGTAAATACGTAATTAGGCCCACCATATTTTGCTGAACCTGAAATGTATAAATTTCTATCATCAAAATTATCGTTAGCTTCAAACTTATAAAGTGAAGGTTTCAAGAACGTATCAGAACTATCTATTTCTCCAGTATAGGTTGGATACTCTGTTTGTATTGAAACAATAGAAGCACTATCTTCGTGGTCTGCTTCAAGCACAGTCATATTTATATTGTCTTCATAAAAAGGTTCGGTAAAACTTGGGTGGTTTCTTTGAACAGGTGACTTGGGTCTTTCGAAAATATTACCTTCTATTAAAGTTCCCATATGAGTTTTAGCTCTTGCTGGTATTAATTTACTTAACTGTTTAAATATAGATTGGTCATAAAATTTGATGATATGCATATAATCCCAAAAATTATTTCTACCTGTATATTTTTGGAAGTATGTATCTGATATACTTTTTAACTTATCATATTCTTCTTCAAAATTATCTCTTGGGTCACCAATAAACTGATTAAAATCAAGGTTTGCAAATGATGATACAATATCTTCATTAATAACATCAACAGGTGAAAAGTATATTCCCAACTTTGGTGAATCAACTGGTGAGAAATCATTTGCACTTTGGTCAAATCTAGTATTTCTATTTAGTGAAGCACCACTACCACTTAAAAAATTATTTTCTATTCTAATCTTTGTGGCCATTCTACGATTAGGGCCGTGATTAGGTATAATAGTTTTTGTTTTATCTATAACGGATTCAAATGTATTAGCTCCACTAAATCCTTGAGCACTACCTGTCTGTGTATAAGTTTGATTAGCACTTGTATCTCTTATAGATGCATTAGTTGCTAGAACTGTGTTATCATCAAATGAGTATCGTCTTACTAAATTAGTGTAAGAAGATGATACACTATTTCCAACATATGACTTTGGAGTGGATACGTGTAAATCAAAAAACTCTTCTTCTAATGGTTCAGTCCATAATCTAAATTCCATCATTGAACCAGATAATTTAATTGCACTAAAATCTGATGTAGAATTACCACCTATAAATAAATCACCACTACCAGTCCACGCCGCATTATAGGATTGTGTAGCCGCTGATGAACCTGAAATTAACATACTTGATTTTGATGTTAATATTATTCTATCTAAACCAGCGTCATATTTTTTAACAAATAAATCAAATCTAAAAGCGTCAGTAATAGAATCAGTATTACTTTCTACCTTTCTTAACGATACATCATCCCAATAAATAGTTGAACCTGGTTTACGATTTTCAAAACGTACACCAAGTTTTGTAGTATTAGGAAATTTCATAGTTTTTTTAACTTGTATCTGTTTCCATTCAGTTTCATTTAAACCAACTTTTTGAGATGATTTAATACCACCTTCATTTGTTGAGTACTCAAATTCTTCATCCCAATTAACAACTTCTTCATTACTGTCTAATTCAAATAAATTAATACTACCAACTGAATCAACTGTACTACCTGAAGCTTTAGCGTAAGCACTAAATATGTAGGTATCACCTGTTGATACATCGGCTACAGAAGCTGTGTATGTAGGGTATAAGTCACCTGGATTTCTATAAAAATATGTATATGATACACCATCATTTGAGGTGTTTCTATGTCTTAAACTATTATTTCCCACTTTAGCTACATTAGAACTACTCACTATTTGAATCTCACCACGTTCAGCACTATTTGTTCCTGTAAAGAATGGTGGATTTGCTAATGAACCTGTTTCAAATGATGGATATGGGAATAACTCTGTATTAATTTTTGATTTTCTCAACATTACAGAATGATACTCACCACCAAATACTGGTAATAGTGATGAACTAACTTCTCTATATCCACCAGAACCAGATAACATAAATGAAACAGTTCCGTAATTATCTGTAGAACCATTATCTTTTAATTTAAGAGCCCAATCCGAATCTTTTTGTACAAGAACTTGGTCTGAACCAGAAACGGAACGAAATCTCATTTCAACCGTTTCAGGTTTCTTACCACTATTAGTATCATCTACCCAAGTTGTTTCTATATATTGACCAGCTCTAAATCCTAAAGCTTTAGTAAACTTTCTAGCTATCTCGAATTGTGCTTTGTGATTATCTTTTTGTAATCCACCATATTCACGAACTCTTAAAATACTACTTGGAATACCATAACAATTTATTAAACCTTTTAATGAACCAATAGTACCTTTAGCTTTAAGTAAATAAGGCATACTAGCTATAATTCTTTTTGTTATTTCTTTTGAGACATCACCTTCAGGTGGTGATGATAGTGAACCAGATGTATAAAGTGAATACGCACTTCCACTAGCTTTTTGACCAAATCCGGCTCTACTTAACTCCAATAAATCTTTACCATCTTGTACATCAAAACCAAGTGCTTTTGATAAATTAAAAATTAAATCTTTTGAGAAACCTTTTGATAAATCATTCTGTCTATCTGTTATTGTTGCTAAAGCTGTTGTGTAACTCCATAACTCGTCAAAGTGTTGACCAACCATATCCATAAAATCTATAAATTGGTTGTTTTCTACATCTTCTCTAATGTGTTGAGGTAATAAATTTACCAATCTATTTGAATTATCAATATCATATAAAGATGCGGTATATAGTTGACCTTTAGTACTAACTGTTGAACCATACCAATTAGTAAAGTTAGCTTCTGAAGAACTTATTGGTACGAATGGGTCAGCATAAGTTCCACTACCAGACTTTGGCCAAGAGGCATCATTAAATACACCAATAGAGCTCGAAACATAAGAAGAACTAACATTGTATAGATATGATTCATACCCATCAAAATTATTTTTAACATCTTGTATTTTATTTTCAAAACTTATAGAGTCAACTGAACCACTTGCAAGTGCAGCGAAAGATGAACTTTCTGCTGTATAACTCTCTATTAATTCAATTTTATATTTAAAATTTTCTAATCTTTTTTTAGCAGAACTAAAATTTATAAAGTTTTTATAATTAGAATAGTCTATATTTAATTCAACCGGTCTTTCACTACCACTAATATATTTGTTTATTATATCTTGTTGTAATCTTTTATCGGTTGTAATTAAATCATTATAAGTTTTTAAATCAGTTGAACGTTTAGTTATTGGTGAATCAACATTAGCTGAATCAGGTGCTCTTAATATTAATAAATCTTCGTCCTCTTGGTCATATGGAATTAAGTCAACCACTTCTGTTTTTTGTGGTAATAATTCTTTGACTATATATACACTATTACTTTTATCTATATCATCTGGTAGAGGTTCGTATAATTTAAGTAAAGTACCATATGGATAACTGTCAAATGTATTTTTATCTTCTTGTGTATTTGTAACTAAAGCTACCCTATCATCTCCGAAGTGAACATAAGTTAATAAATCACGGGTGTCTTGATATTTGTGAACTATTTGCCAATTTTCAAATGTACCGCTTGGAGCGTCTGGAATTATTGGAGTTAACCCTAGTTGTGTTGTAAATTCATTCCAACTCCTATCGATAGTAATTATATTATTTTTAGCACTACCTATTCTTGCTACAAATGGTCTACCAATAGTTCTATGTACTGAATTAAAATCCTCATTATCTGGGTCTGTAGAATCGTATGTAGGTAAAAAATTTATCTCTACATACTGTTGGTCTGATTCAAGCCAAGCAAAACCTCTATCATCTATAATACCTGGTACAGCCCATATTCTTATAGCACCCTTTTTATCATTACCAAAAAGGTCTTCTAATTTTAAATTGTTGAGATTAAAAGTAAATTCAATTAGTTGTCTTAAATTTCCAATTTGTGCCGGAGGAGCTTCATCTGTATTACCACTTGTTAACACAAAGTCGTCTTTAATTGTTAACGCTGTAAAACCAGCATTAATATCAGTACGATATTGAAAGTACCATTTTACTTCATCAACAATTATTTTACCCGCAGTATTTTCAACTTTAGTCCACTCTAAAGAAATTGGGTAGTCTAAAAAGCCTTTAAATGTATTATCAGCTTTTTTTACTACACCACTTTTTATTCTAATGTCTCCTACTTGATATTCTGGCATAATTAACCCCCCCTACTTCCACCACCAGCGGCATCACGGTTGGAGCGTCGTTGTTCATCTTCATACTTTTTTATTGGGTCACCTCCGGCCGCAGTTAATACTGGATATTCATATGCATTTTTTAAATAAATAAAACCACCAACCATATTAGTAGTAGTAGGTATAGGTAATTTAATTGTAGTACTAACAATCTTCTCTTCAGCATCAGCCCCTGTAAAAGATACTGTCTTAGGGTCTTCACCTGATTGAGTAGTATCTTCAGATGTTATTAATCTTATACCTCGTTGTAAATTAAAAAACTCTGATTGATATTTATTATCTGCTATATTTTGAACAATAATTCTAAGTTCGGTTCTTGATGGTGAGATTTCGTGAATTAAATATTTGTTTTCTTTTATTGATAACTCTCTGGAAGTATCGTCATTGTGGGACTCTCCTGTCATAATTTTACCATTACCCATTATATGATAATCACCACTAAAAGAAATTTGATTTTCATCAACTAATAAATTTTCATATGAACCAGCTAGTTTTCTAAAAAAATTATACTTTACCACATAACGGCCTCTATCATAACCAAACTTTCTAAGAATTGTACCAGTTTTTAATTTTACACCAACGATATCGTCAATTATATAGTCACCTTTATCAACTATACCACTTTCTATAAAATTCTCTTCTTCATCGTGAATCAAGACTTCAACATAGTCATTTAGATTTTGCCCAAACTCTCCGTCAAGATAAGAATATTCGGTAGAATTAAAATCTATATCTTTACCAGTTAGTAATATATTTGAATCTATTTCATTTAATCTTGACATTATACCTCATCCCCAGATTTTTGATATGGTTTTTTAGCGGAAGAATCATTTTCAGTAGTAGAACCGTCTTCAGATGTTACTGTTCCAACGTAAGGAGTTATATTTTCTAAAATTATAAGTTTACCATCATCTATGGATTTAATAAAATCTAATGGTAATTCTTTAATTGGAGTGTCTGAATACCTACTATTAAAAAAATCTTCTTTATTTACAAATGCTCTTTTTTTATTATCTTCTATCAACCAAATAAGCATATTTTCACTAACACCAAGAGTTATCACATCACCATTTGTTACTTCAAAAGTTTCTTCAATTGTCTCTCCATCATCAAGTAGACTTCCTGACACCACTAGACTAGGTAATTCGGATTCTGTTTCTATATTTAACTCAGTAAAAGTTCTGTTTAAAGTATTATTTAAAAGTTCTGACTTTGTATATTTTTTTAACTTAGTACCTTGAAGAGTTAACATTGAATTTCTAATACCATCATAATAGTTCATTGATTCATTTTTTTCAGTTTGAGTCATTCCTTCCATATTATTATTAAACAATACGTTCTCATATAAAGCACCACCATCATTAAAATTAGCATTTTCTAATCCCTCTGTTGATACTATATCTTCAAATGATTGTAAAACTCCATTGTCATCTCTAAAGCTTCCTTCGCCTGTGGCTGGAATAGATTCTTTTATTTCATTAATATATTTATTTCTTAATTCAGAAACCAATGATTTATAAAAATCTAATTCGTTTCTTTCTGCTATTGAATATGGCATTATAACGTTACCTTAAATGTAAATCCCTCATCGTAAAATTGATTAATCTCTTCATCAGTTCCACTACCACTTTGTATTCTATACTCAAGTTTGTAATATCTTTCTGGTTGGTATCCATCTAACCAAACGTTAAAGTAATTACCAGATGAATCACAACTTATCTGAGAACCACTACCGTAAGGTACAATAACTTCATCTGTTTCAGCATCAAGTATTGAATAATATGATGAACTTGGTGGTAAAGTTTTTACTGTTAAATTTGAAGGAGTAGTTGAGAATGTTTTTTCAGGAAATCTTTCTCGACCAACAACCCTAAACTTTACTTTTGATTCTTGTTTATATTCAGGTCGTAATCCTTTCATATAAAGAACACTATCTTCTAAGTTTGTAGAAGTTAGTGCGGACAATGAACCACCGTTCCATTTTGAATCGTCCCAAACAACTTCTAATGTTGGTGGATATTTTGTATGAGTATCACTTGAGAAAAATGAAAAGTTACCTAATTTTTGTATATTACTTTCATCAGAAAACTTATCAGTATTTCCAACATTACCTCTTCGTTTAATAATAAATCCTTCATTATCAATAGACTCACTTAACCAAGCTCTTACAATACCAGTTACATCCATTCTTACATCTTCACTCTTTATGGTAAATGATTGTGAAGCTTCATATGGTACTCCACCACCACCTAATGAACCACTACCATTTTCAAATAGTGCACTAGAAAAACCTGTTGAACCATATCCTGTTGTTGTTGATACATTTGCAGCTGTACCACCTTCTAAAGCTTTACTTTCATCGCCACCATCAATATAACCATTACCTGAAAAACTGAACAATGGTGAGGATGATGCCGCTGTTTGATTAGCGCCTGACCCACTATTGCTACCTGATAAAATTAATACATCATTCGTAAATGTAAAACTTGACGGAGAACCAGTATCAATGCTTGCAGACACACTTGATGAAATACTTTGAGATACACTGGATGAAATTGGTAGTCCGTGTAGTGAACCACTATTGTTAATAGCGTCTCTTAAATTTTGTAAAGAACTACCAGTTGTTGAACCAGATAAAACAAATATTTCTGTTGAACTATTATCAAAAATTCCAGAGGTTGAACCACTTACAAATACAAAATCAACACTACCAATAGTAATTTCTTCTTCATTGTAATCACCAGGTGTAATACTAAAAGTTCCACTAGCAAAAGTTCCCGCTGATGTAATTTCAGTTGTAAATCCAGCAGTTGAACCTGTAACCGATGATATATCAGTAAGTCCAGCGGTTGTAATAGATGAAGCTGTCATATGTAATCTTACAGTTCCAACCCCACCTAAAGAAGAACTAGTACTACTCATCGAAGCAGTAATACCAATATCAGAGTTATTTATTTCACTAGCTAAATTATCAGTAAATTCAGCCGTATTAGAACCAGTTGAAAAGAAAAAGTTTGGTGTAGAGTCTGTTGGTATAGAAATTGTTCCGTCTTCAGCTTTAGACGCTGTAGCTATAAAGTTATATTGAGTACCAGCTACCGTAAGTCTAAACTCATCATTAGAACCAGTACCAAATGAATTACCTGTAGAACCTGATGTAAAGACAACTGAACCACTTGGACTATTTTGATACCAAGTAGCACCTGAAGCAGTTACTTCTGGTGTCCATAGAGTTCCATCATTTATACCCTTTAAAAAATTCCAACTACAACCCTCTTTTGTTATAGGGTTATCATAACTACGACCTTCACCCATTACCCAAGATTGACTTACAGGGTACGCATATAAACTTTGAGATGCCGCTAAAGATGTTGGATGTGCGTCAAATAGATTTAAATAAAATCTAGCGGCTTTACTACCCGAATCTGGTATTAATCTTGAAACTATTGATTCTGATATATAGCTTAAATCAAATTTAATTAGAGTTCTTGATACTTCTTTAAAAGCACCAGTATCACTAACATCTTTTCTGACCTCTAAAATTTCATCTAAACCTGAATTTAAACTTGAACTATTTTCATATAAAGTAGCATCTTTATCTGCAAATGTAAAATAATGCATTTATTTACTCCGTTATCCCTTGATTATCACCTACTACTTTACCTTTAATATCTGAGTTAGGATATTTAATCTCAAATATACTTGGGTCGAGGGCTGGATATAAAACACCGTCAATTAAACCACTACTTATATCGTAAAAGTTACCAGAATAACCTTCTTCTAATTTAAACTTATTTTCAATTACAATTGTTTGGGGTGGCGAAGTATTATTTTCAATTGGTGCAACAATACTAGATACACCATCAATTAAAGATATTTGATATGCTATATCTGATACTATAATTGGTTGACCAATCTGTATTCTATCAACATCAAAGAAATCTTGAACCGCACTTACACATCTAAGTAGAACTTCGTTTTTATTAAACCCAGTTTTTGTCAATATAGAAAAATTAACAGCTATATTAATAACATAAGCGTCTTTTATATTAATAGCATCAGTAACTAATCTAAATTGAGATAAATAAGTTTTTAAATTTTCTTTACTTGTTTGATTCATTTTTGTTAATTTTTTATCTGAATCAAATCCAAGTGTATACATATTCATAGCTAATGGATTTAAAAACCTACCAGCTTGAAATGACCTTAGTGTTCTACCAGCGTCAACATCAGCTGTGGTAACTTTTCTCTCCAAGTCTATTGAATCAGCATCTCTATTTAACTGGTCATCTTGTACTAAGTGAACTTTAGCTATATTACCATATTTTGCAGGAAGTGCATATGCTCTAACAATGTAATCTTCCTTAGTTACAGCTCGTTGTTGAGCTTGATAATACGCTAATGCACTTTCACGAACTTCTCGAACTGTTTGACCAGATGAACCACCAGTAGCTGGGTTAACATTTGTAAACGCTACAGAATCTTTAGATTCTTGAACTGAAGAAGCGTTAAGTAAGGTATCTTGTATTTGATAACTGATACTAGATATATTAGTTACATCACCAGAATTTACATTATCATCTATACCACCACCATGTGAATATTTAATTGTAAGAGTTGTGTTTGATGGAGCTACTCCATAAGCTTTGGTTTTTAAAAAATTACTTGGGTCAAACGCTGTGGTTAATTTAGATGGACTACCTGGTAAATTAGAACCAACCATATCTGGATTAGGAACAATTTCCTCATCTGGATTATCTGATATTCCAGCACCAAATCTGATAGTTGTTTGGTCATTCTCATCAATAAACGATGTAAATCTACGAGATACTTTTTTTAATTTTAATATATAAGGAACTGTTTCTCTATCTTCAACTAAATCTGGTGAGTTCAATGTATTAGCTTCCATATCTTCAAAAACTGTATCTCTAGCTAAAGAATCTACTTCATACCAAGTATTATTATCACTATCTATGCACGAGATTACTTCAATCACATCAGGATTAGCTAGTTTAATTTGTGAATATTTAGTAGCTGTTCCAAAACTAAATGTTTCTGTTACTATAGTACCACTTTCAGCTTTTACTTTTTTCTTTATTAAAAATTTAGTTACGACTCCACTTTCACTTTCTAATATAGTTATTTCACGTGGGTCAAATGAACTTGAAAACTTAAAGTTTACATCTTCTAACGTTCTAAATGTTGTACCAGTACTTCCAGCTGTTATTTGAGCTCCAGCTTCAACATTAAGTGCATATCTAAGGTCTGGTTTTTGATTTAAAGCTGGTATTGATTGAAATACATCTAATGCTACTGAAGATGGTGCAGTAGTTTTTGGTTTATAACCAAATGATTGAGCTATAGTGTAAATATTTCTTTTTTCTTCAGCGTAAGCTAGAAGTGATTCTCTAAAAGATGAATCTATATAATATGAAAGTACATCACCGACATATGCCGCCATTTCAATAAACATCATACCTGGTGAAGCTTCATTGAAATCGTTGTGTGTATCTGGAAAATATACTTTAGCAAATTCAATTAGATTATCTCTAAAATCACTAAAATCTTTGTTAATATAATTAACTGATTTTACCATATTCTTTTTTACTGATGTACGTGGCATCTAATTACTCCTAATATGCAGTAGACGTAAACGAAGCGTCTACTGTTATTGATTCTAAAGTATCTGGATTTAAGGTAGTCGAATACTTTACTTGTACAAAAATTTTATTATCATCACCCTCTTCATTAAGAGTATTAACCTCTTGTACAATAATATACGGTAACCAAGTTGAAACACTTCTTCTAACTTCCTCTTCTATCCTAGTTGGTAATTCATCATCTATCTGTTCAAAACAAAGTGCTCGTATTCTACTACCAAATTCAGGTTGTCCAACTCTTTCACCAGGATAAGTTAGAAATAAATTTCTTAAATTATGTTGAGCTTGTTCTAATGAAGTCTTTGTTAATTTAAAGTTATTATTGTTATCTCTTCGCATTGGAAAAGATAAACCAATATAGGTATCAGGGTTTAAATCTTTTTCTAAAGCTGACATTTATTATTTACCTTTCTTTTTATCCATAGCTTTCATTAAACTAGAATAGTCTCTTGTTAACGCGTTTGTTAAAGATTCTGGTAATTGTTCTGATGTAACACCCATTTTTTGCATAGTATCTACAGCTACCATATCCCGCTTAACCTCTTCTGGTTTACTATATCCTAATAATTCAGTCATACTATTTGTATCAAAAGTTTTACCACCTAATGTTGGATATTCTTCAGTAGGTTGTTTTTTTGAAAGTGCTACAGTTTCATTTAAAATTTTATTTAAAGCTTCGTTTTTTGTATAATTTGTGTGTGGTACTGTACTCGATTGTTTAATTTCAGATACCATATTTAGTAATTTAGGGGAAGTTTCTTCCTTTATAAATATCTTTTTAACTTCTTTTTGTACCTCTCTACGAACTACTTCTCGTATTATTTTTACAAGGTCTTTTTTGGTCATAATAACTCCTATTGTTTTATGATGCTAGTATTTCTTTATTTAAAAATTTTTGTTTTGTTACTGTTTCTACTACATTTTTTATTTTTGGAAGTAAACTAACAGCTTTTACAGCAGCGATTTTAGCGTCAGGAATTGCAAGTAATGATTGTATATCACCCAAAAGAGTGGTAATGTCAGCTTGAAATTTAAGTAAGACATCTCCTCTAACTGTTGGTTTCATCGGTAACTTTGGATTTCCCATTTTAATTGTATCACCTGACTCTGAATTAATGTTTATAGTCTTCCCACTAATAAATATATTGTCAGATTTTATTATGATATTTTTCCCCTCAATCTTCTTTCCTGCAAAGGATTTTCCACGTAATCCATCTGAAGTTAAGTAAATTGAACTATCGTCTGTATCAAGGTTTTCAGTAGTCAAATCACCCTCACCCGTATCTATATTTGTTCGTATCTTTATCGAGGGTACATTATGGTGACCATCAAGATGTATTGACTGGCCAAACCTGCCTTCATACAAGACACAACCTTCACCTATCTCAAGTTGTTTAACATTTTTTCTTTCAAATTTTTCACCATATTTAGTATTCTTTACATAACCACCACTAACACCAGGTATAGAATTTTCATTAACAGAACCTTTACGGTTTATAATACTTGTATAAAAATGTTGTCCATTCAACTCTATAACATCCACTTGTTCACCGATAACAGGAACCGCTACTATATTAGGGTTTTTGGGTTTAACCACATCACCTTTTATTGGTTGATTTGGATTATTTATAAAAGTTCCTTTAACACTAGCACGATTTCCAGGTTTGTTTAATATTACTTCTGTAACCTCAAACGCTTCAGTTTCGTGATAATCATATTGTGAATCTCTTATTCGTTTATTTACAAAAGAACTCATTTCAGTTGCTTTGACAAATCCCCGACTTAATGGTATAGATGTAGCAACATTTGTAAATTTTTTTTCTTTCCAAGCCATTTAATTTACCTTTACTGATTCTATTTTATTGTGAATATTGTCTGATTCTTGTTGTAAGTCTTTTATAGTATCTTCCATACCAGAAAGTAGTTGTGTTTTTTCTTCGTCTGATAATCCATATTCATCTTCCGAACCAACTTTACCTTCCGCTGAAATAAGTCTTTGCACGATACCAGCCATCTTAACGAGTTGGTCATCGTTCTTTACGTTGATTTCTAAATACTCTTTAATCATAGGTACTATCTGAACTGCAGTATCACCATCCTTGATGAACTGAACAAGTTCTCTTGTTAGTACTTCTAATTGTTTGCGATTAAATGTTGTATTGTCGTAAATGTCTTTAAATAATGATGATAGTGATTTACCATCAAAGATTTCATAATCTATAGCCATAATTCACCTAAATGTTTTTACCTAATAATAAATATAGTATAACTGAAAAACTCTCGTATATAAATATATATTGAGATTTATTATTTCTTAACAATATAGTTATTATTGAGGGTTACTCGGTTCTTAAATTTACTGAGTAATCCTTTTTTTTCTAACAAACGGGAGAAAACCAAATGAAGGAAATCGTAACAACATTCAGAGGATGGATTGATGACTTAGGTCATTTAATGTTATCCTTTGTAGCCATCGGAGCTGTGTCTGAAGTAATATTCGGAACTGGCATCTTTGGTGTTAATGTTATAGGTAACCTCACATCCATCATTAATGGGTTCGGCGAGTCGGGTTTCGCTGGGCTTGTCGCCTTGTTGGTGCTGGTGGGTTTATTTCGAAAGTAGGACGAAATAGCTCTACATTCCTACAATCAATGTAGGGCAACAAAAAAGGGAAGTGAAAACTTCCCTTTTTTTGTTTATATAAGAGCCAGAGATAGGATTCGAACCTACGACATTCTCATTACAAGTGAGATGCTCTACCAACTGAGCTACTCTGGCACCCTGACTACATTCAGGTTGTAACTTTTGTAACCGATAGGAGAATCGAACTCCTGTTGCCAGGATGAAAACCTGGAGTCCTAACCACTAGACGAATCGGTCATTGTGGAGCTGACTGGGTTCGAACCAGCGACCTACGCAGTGCAAGTGCGTTGCTCTCCCAACTGAGCTACAGCCCCATATTAGCGGTGATGGATGGGAATCGAACCCACCTCTATATCAATATATAGACAACGGTGTTGAAGACCGTGAGGAGCACCAGCTACCTTGACATCACCATAGTTTTAATATGTAGGTGATAAGATTCTTTTAAAACCTTTTCTTAC